ATACTATCAGATGCTAATTTATCAACAACAATAGCCCCAGCCTTAATTGCATCAGTCTCTATTGCATCTACAGCCATCTTGGTAGCCGTAATCTGACCCGCTTGAATATTCCCTGCTACGACACTATTAGCAGAGAGTTTCCCCGCTGTCACGTTACCGGCTAAGATATTTACGGCTGTAACAGAGTTACTGGCTAGCTCATTAGTAGTTATAGCGTTAGAGGATATTTGACCAGATGTTATACTATTAGCTACTATTCTATCAGCACCTAAGCTCCCCGCTACAATCCTATTACCACTTATGGTGTTAGCTATTACCCTATCACCATTAATAGTGTTAGCTGTGATTACATTGCCGTTAATATTACCTGCTGACAGTTGTGTAGTAGTTATGCTGTTAGCTACTATTCTATCAGCACCAACACTACCAGCTAGGATTTCACTACCAGTAATAGTGTTAGCTTTAATATTACTCGCTTCTATAGTATTGGCGGCTATCTCATCAGTAGTGATACTGCCAGCTACAATTTTACTTGCGTTTACACTATTTGCACTTAACTCACTAACACCTATTGCATTAGCGGCTATATTCCCCGCTGTGATAGTATTAGCGGCTATCCTGTCAGAACCAATGCTACCTGCTACTATCTTAGAAGCATTTAATGTATTAGTGGTTATTCTATCACCATCTATAGAATTAGCTACTATCTTGCCACCCGTGATAGTACTGGCGGCTATCTTATCACCAGTGATCTCTCCAGCTAAGATATGCCTAGCTATGATTGCATCTGAAGCAAGAAGTCCTGCTGTGATAGTGCTAGCTTCTAATCTATTAGCATTCACACTACCACTAAGAATATTTCCACCAACTATAGTATTAGCGGCTATTAACGTACCTGTGATGGTCTCACCAGCAATCTTATTACCAGTTATAGTACCCCCAAGTATATTCCCTCCAGTAACTGCATTGGCTCCTATCTTAGCATTAGTTACTGCTAAATTTCCTAGCTTTAACTCCGTGATAGCTCCATCAATAATTTTATTATTGCTTACAGCACCTGTGCCAATTTTATCACTAGTAACAGATCCATTACCCAATTTAAGGGCTGTAATAGCTCCATCTACTATCTTACTAACAGAGACAGCATTGTCAGCTAATATACCTCCTAGTACAGAGTTAGGTCCCATCTGAGCACTAGTTATAGTACCATCTGCTAGGCTACCTGCTAATATAGCTTTCAAACCTATTTTAGCATTAGTTATAATGCCGTCTGCTAGATCCTCTGTAGCTAAGGGAAACTTATCATCTAATGCAGTCAAGTCATCATTAAGTCCAGATAAGGTGGTGTTAACATCGGGGATAGTTGTATCGTTTAGGATGTCAATCTTATCGCTTAAGTCTCGGAGATCTGACTCTACACCAGAAAGATCAGCTTCCCCTATCCCTTCTAGTGCTTCATTTAGGGCGGTGATATCACTGACTATACCTGTTAAGGTAACTGTGTTTAATGTACTTAGTTCTCCTGTCAGGGTATCTAAGTCAGATTGCAGATTAATTAGATCAGCTGAGTTTAAATTCTCTAAGTCCTCATTTACTTTAGCTAAGTCTCTCTCCAATCTTGGGATAAAACTCTCTGCTATACTAAATACTTTCTTGTTAACTATGTCTAAAGCCCTGTCAAGCTCCCTGCTATTTTGGGCATTCTCAAAGATACCATTAACTATAGCTACAATATCTTTTCTTTCATCAATCTCTAAAGCAGAAGTAACTTCTTTTATGGCATTATTTACTATCTCAAGAACTTCACTACTTTGGAGAGAGTCTATTAACTGTTCTTCTAAGAACGCTTCAAAATTGGACTCTACTTGTGGGACAATCAAATTCACCAAATCATCAATAATAACGCTACCACTACCTATAACAACATTAGAAATCAGATTCCTTAGTGATGAGACTTTAAACTTATAGTCTACGTTATTAGATATCTTTCTAACTATAAGTAGGTTCTCTGAGTCAAAATCTAGAGGGTCAAGTTCTGGTAGTTCGGATATCTGAATTCTTTCATCTGTTGGCATTTAATTCTCCTAGGCTGATCTTCTCCAAAAATACACTGCTCTATAAGGAGGTATGTTTGAAGCTGTATTAATTCCACCGTTAAGTCCGTGGGTGTGGGGCTGGTTTCCACCAGTAGTCTGAGTAGTAGCTGTCTCAAAACTTGAAGTACCATTCTGCGCTCCCGCTGAACCTAACCCACTTGTATTCTCTCGTGTAAAGTCATGGCTGTGAGAAGGTAGCTGACTTGGGGTTATAGCATGTCCTGCTACTGAGAGAGTATTTGTGTGTGTGTGGTTTTTACTTCCACCTTCCTCACCAACACCGTCAAAGTCAGTGTCATCTTCATCTAAACCTACTAGGAACTTACCCTTAACTCTTACCCATGTGCCTACACCCAATGTCGTGGCAGGGTCCTGAGTATTCTCTGTTATATAGTATGCCCCGACTGGGAATATTTGACCTATCAATCCAGACCCTGCATCTAGTGTCAACGCAGTTATCTGAGACTGTAGATCCACAAGGGCTTCATAGGAGGCGTTAAATTGATGGTTCAGATATTGTCTTGGAATTGGCTCCTCTCTCTTTAACCCTGAGTTTTTTTGACTCGCCGTTGGGTCAACTTTATTACTTAATCCACTTGTAGCATCTGTCTCATTCTGGGAGGCCCATCTGACTGACTCTTCATTAATTGCCATTTTTATTCCTTATTATCTATAAACTTCACAAGGCTCTCTGGTGAGGGCATCATAAGTATCTAATTCATCTAATATAGCTTTTTCTGAGTTTTGTACATTTAAACTAGCCAAATAAGTTACTGCTATATTCCTACTTTCATCATTCTCAAATTCATTGTTTTCATCATCAACTAATATACCAAGAGCATTCTCCAACTCACTAGGTATTAGGGCGTTATCTAGGGGGTCGTGGTAGATACTTACAACATCAGATGTAGTTGGGGATGAAGCTCTTAAAGTCTTAGCTAAGGCACTACTAGCACTCCCATTTGTATAGAATGCGGTAGTTAAAGGGAAATGCTCATAAATCCTAGTTGAGGTTCCTTTAGATAGTAGACTTAGTATTTCTAAGAGTTCATTAGGGGTCCCCTCTGAGGTATTAATAACTATCCGATTATATAAAGACTCCCTATAAGAAGGGTCTAACCTGCCTGCCCTACGCTCTCCGACTATCTTACCTATGATATCAAGGATAACCCCAGTGCCTGTGGCTAAGTTATTAGCTTCTGAGTAGTCTATTAAACTATCTTGTGTATCTTGTAGAACCTTGAGAGAGCTTAACAACAAAGCCTTAATATTAGGCTTATTCTTAAACTGGCTTAGTAGTCTACCCTCTCCACTCTCCTGATACTCGTAATACTGTAATTCAGACATTATTAAACCTCTACAACTTGTATACGGACTGTATTAAAATCAGCTTTGTCTCTTTTACTAATAGGGATTGTGTTAGTAGTATAGGATATTTCATTAGGTGTCTCAGATGAGGGGATAAGTGAAGTACCAACTTCTATACTTAAACTGCCTATCCCAGCTACGGCTCCGTAGACTACTCCATACATCCTCTGTGGGATGATATCAACATCAAGTCCTAGGTTATCCCCATAAAGAACTACCGCTTCTTTAATAGCTTGAACAGCATTATCAGGGAACGTCTCTTCACCATACCTACTATAACTAATCTTGACATTTACATACTTGGGGTTAGGCCTACTCCAATTTACCTCAGAAGGACTATTTGAATAGTCATTAACTAGATAGCTCTGTGACCCGTATGTTTCAACCCCAGCGGGTTTACTGTCAAAAATGTTTTCTGCAATCTCTTGCTCATTACCTCCCTCTATAATACACTCGTAAGAATGAGATGGTCTACCATCGGAGTCTGTAACATTAGTTGTGTTCTCGAATATCCTTACCAAAGATACCCCACTTAGATTTGCTAATCTGCTAAATATAGCTTTAGTAGTACTGTTTCTACTTATCTGGGGGTTTCTTTGATGTCTAATTCTAAGCTCGGTGTCGCTCTCCTTTAGCCTACCAACAGTGAAGGTGTCATAATTAGTCACACTCTGCACATTAGTTAAGTTTGTAACTAATGTTTTAACTGTGTTAATAGGTGGGTTTACAACTCCGGTATCTAGGGCAATAACACTGACCCTACCTTCAACTTGTGTAAACCGGATATTCTCATTTCTTGTGACGTTTAGATCACTAAACTTATTAGTGATGGCGATTGTGACTACCCCAGATACTCTGCTAACTGTATAGAGGTCAGGGGAAGACTGGTTAATAAGAAACTGTAAGTCCTCAGCTACCGTTTGTTCGGTAGGTGTAGATGAGTATGTTTTAGTAAACTCAGTTCCATTTATTGATACAGTAAAATTACCAACAAAACCATCTGAAGTAAATGAAGCTGAGGTACACTTAGATGAGTTTATTTGGTTAGAAGATACTGGTCTATATACATTAGATTGTGAGTCCCTTATTAGGGCGGTGATAGGGATAGTTGTTCCATCTACAGATACCTTAAAGAATGCACTGCCTATTGAATTACTCTCATCTAACCTAGTTAGGGAGTTTAATGCCACAAGGCTATCTAAAAATACTCCAGTAGCTTTATCTATGTCAAAGTTGTCAGCCATTGCTTGCGTTAAGGCTTCTTGCGTACTTATCTCTGAGGCAAAGATACTTAGGATAACTCCTAGAACTGTGTCTGGAGTAGTGTCAAGCTCTATACCTAGTCTACTAATTAACTCATCACTTATCTCAGGCAAGATATCACTAAATCTCTTAGCTTCTAACCCTCTACTTGTAAAAGGCATAAGCCCTCCTTAATTTGTTGAAATATCTTGCTCAATGGTAACAATCTCACCACCCTTAATTCTGGCTGTGAATAAAAGTGAATAAACACCTTTAGTAACTGTTGATTTAAAGCTGACTATATTAGTTACCTCCGTATACCCATTAATTGCTTTAAACAATATCGAGTCAATTAACTCTTTAGGAGTGCCTTTCTTTAGAATAACTTGGGTGTAGGGTATTCCATAGGAGGTGTCTAAAAACCATTCACCTTGAAAGGACTTAAATAGTATCCCTAGCTTTTGAGCTAAGAGTTCTTGTTCTGTTAAGATTAGCGTTAATTTCCCAGAGGTAATATCTAAATCACCAAACGCATCTAATTTTAAATCACTCATTCTACTGGTTCTCCTGATGTATCTGTCCCAGTCTTAATTAGGTCATGCTTATGTGTATTAAGTGAGGGAATATCTGCTGTCACTATGTCAGCCTCTGTAGATATGTTACCAGACACAGCTAGGGAGCCTGTGACGGTTACTTCAGTACAATCTAATACCAACGTAGGACTTTTAACTGTTATCTTCTCTGAGGCTGTCACAGACACGTTTAAAGCGTCTTTAACTATGACATCTTTAGGACTGCTGACCACTACATTACCATCTTTATCTATTCTTATAGATGCCCCCTTAAATTTAATTTCCAGAGCATCCTTACTTGGCTGTAAATTTTCTGTGAAGGGAGTTAGGCATGGAATAGCTATGGCATCGTTGTAAGAAAACTTACGTAGCGTAGCAGGAGCTTTAGGGGCCTTGTCTTTAAGAAAGTTTTGTATGTCCTCTTTACCGAAGACCAAAAGCACTGTATCGCCCACTTGAATAGGAAAAGATATAATAGCACCACCACCACTGGGGAAAAGCACTGGTACATTGAATATGACTGGTTTTTGTCTTTCTTCCCCATCTATATATAGCCTATTAACACTGGGCCTGACATCAACACTCTTAATAGAGTCTCCTTCGTAGTTAACTTCTACGACTTCCCCGACACTGCTAGTATAGAGTGTATCTTTAAATTTATTTATGTGGGATTGGATAGTTCTATACAGGTTACTCACTACCTCACCTCCGTTTCTATTATTGTGTCCCAATCAGAGTGTCTAAAGTTAAGCCTATGAGTGATGCTCTTTACTATATAATCACCCTCGTACTCGCCACTTGAAACTCTGATTATGTTCCCCATCTTTATGTTGCCATTTAAAGGAGTACTAATTGCAAATCCAGTTGACTCTTCTCCTGTAGCCCCAGTATCAGACTTAGCTATTCTTTTTATATCTTTTATCTGATTTGGGTCTAAGGTGAATACTTTAATAAACTCATATCCATTTAGAGGGTGTACAAACAATATGTTATTGTGGATATACCATGTGTACCTAAAGTGGTCACATAAGTCATCCATAGCATCACTAAGATACCCTTCGTAAGACCAGCCATCGGGGATATCTATTTCATTAGGATTTCCTGAGAAAGGTCGGGGAGTGGCTTCATAAACTAGATTAACCTCTTCAATAGAGACTCCACTAGATCTCCATATAAATACTAAAGCGTCAAATACATCCTTGTAAGTTAAGATTGCCTCTGGGGGGCGTTTTAGAGATAGGGCTACCTTAACTCCTGTGGCAGGGGTAAATCCATCTGAGGCTGTTATAGTTGTGACTAGATCTACATTCTGCCTAGCAGTGCTGACTTCTTTAATCTGACCACTAAAAATGATTGGCAAATTTTGGTCTGTCTCATAACCCGCCTTTAGGATCATTAGGCTATTTTTCTTAGAGATAAACTCTATGACCTCTTCACTTAGATTATAAATCTCTAGAGTGGTCTGTTGATTCTGTCCTTTGTCATCCTTAGATAAACTTATTATAGTATTAATTTGTAGCGTGTTTATCTCCCTAGCCTCAGCGGGAATTGTAAGGAAATCTAAGTCATCTGGTAGTATAGGTCCAGTTAAGGAGTTGTAAGCCGCTGTGAGTGTGCTGAAATCTTTATTCTCATATAAGTTTCTAATTGATGCAGGTTTGCCTATCGTTAAAGAGTAGGCTCTCTTAAAATTGTATGACATTTTCTATCCCCAATAATTTAGAGTCCTCATCTGAAATCCAGTACAAGCCATAGTCTTTATTTTTTCCTAAATTAGTCCTACCTAAAACCTTACTACTGTTCCTATTCTTAATACACCATAGGTCTCCAGTAAAAGAATCTGACAAGTCAAACCTCTCAGTTAAGTTTTGGTTAGCTATAATTCTAATACCCATTTTTATTTCTAAGCCCCTTGAGTCTAAGAGGTCTAAATACCAAGATTGATTGACTACATTAAACTTGAACACCATAGTAATTATTCTATTACTGAGAGAGACTAATTGTTCTGAATAAGGACTGTCTGAGACTGGTATTAATAACGCCATATTATTCCCCCTCGTTTTCTT